TGTTATGTACAAGGGAATTGATGTCTTAGATGTAATCTCACATTTCCAGTGGTCTGACCTTGAATGGCAGGGATCTAAAAAGTATAAGCTGGAGAATCATGAACAACTGACCATTGCTCACGATCAAGAGTGTGCTTTGGAGGCCGTCTATGGCCTCTCTAAGCCTTCATTAACTATTAGGTAAGGGGTATATACCATGTACTACACAAAAGGCTCCGTTGTAGGTTACTCAGGTGAGGGTAAATTCCTACATAAAGTGATAACCATTAAGTTTGAATGCTTGATGGCTGACCATGACTTAGAAAAGTTACTGGAACCCATCAGAGAGCAGTTCAATGAATTAGGTGATAAGTTAGACTTTAAGATGACTCTACAAAGTGAGGATATTTAACCATGCTCTCAGATATAGACTTAAAAGACTGGATTGAACAACCCTCAATTCCACTCTACGATGTACCACGTGAGACACCAGTTAAGACACCCAATGGGATGCTATTGTGGTTTAGTCACATTGACGGGATGTATAGCCTGAGCTATGATGCCAATGGAAGCCCAGTGCACATGCAGGCATGGGTGAAGGTTAATCCATTTAAAAGGAAAGCAAATGATAATGAATGAATACTGCTATCAAGTAAGCCCGACAAGGACTGAATGGGTCTATGCTTCCAATGAAGACGAGGCTGAAAGCATGGTCTATGAGCAGCTAGGCTATGACCCTGAGGAAATGGACTTGATTGAAGTCAGGGAGGACGTATGAAATGTCTCTGTTGTGATAGGATTCTAACGGATTACGAATCAACACGTAAACACGCAGTGACTGGAAGCTTCATTGATCTATGTCAGCAGTGCTTTAAAGCTGTACAGGCTGACTCTCACCTGCCTACAAAGGATAGGAAGGACTTAATATCCTCAGACGATATTGATGACAGTGCTGAGGATGAAAGTGATGACTGTCACGTTAGCGACACCAACAGTGAAGGAGACCATTGACAATCTGTACTAAGTGTGCTACCCTTACTTTAAAGATACTACAAAGTATCTAGGATGATTCATAGAAGTTAAATACACTATATAAGTATTATTTAAGTAATATACTTATAAAGACTTTAAAGTGTGAAAGTTGGACTATAAACCCATTGAAAGGATAATTTTATGTCTATCGAACTGTTTGATGAGAATGATGATATTGACATGGACTTGGTACAGTATGAATGCTGGTATTGGTCTGTCATTGATAGCATGGCTGAATTAGTCATGAACAATGGTCGTGATAAGGTAATGTCTCATGTATCTGAGGCTGTCTTGAATAAGGTTCACAGTGGTTACGTTGTAGCCAAAGAGAACGATGAACACCCTCTGCTATGGTAATGGCTTTGTTTGTCTTAATTGTAGCTTTAATTAAACTTGTATTGAGTAAATGAACATGACTATTGACGATAACAAACCTTGGCCTTTCCCATCACACTTTGGTGATGCCCATGAGGATGATGACAAGTTAAAGGCTGATTGTCTAGCCCTATTACAGGATTTCACTGCCTTCCAGCTTAGGGGTGAAATCTACTATGGCTACCTCGATGTGAGAGCATTGAAGGTCATTGAAGAACTACGTAAGGACATAGCTACAAATGAAACTCAACCTAGTACGTAAGCCTAACCCACCTTCAAAGTTCATTAGGCACATAGCCTGTGAACACTGTGGTAGCTCCGATGCTTGTTCTCTGTACGATGACAACCATACACACTGTTTTGCCTGTGGTAAGACAGAACATGAAACTGATGCTTGTGAGTTATCAGTTATGCAAGATGCAGTAGCACCGAGAAAGCAAACAATGCTAGAGATTAAAGGTCAGATTAAATCAATACCTGATAGAGGTATTACCCTTCAAACCTGTGAGAAATATGGAGTAACACAAGATAATGGACAGCACTTTTATCCTTACACTGACGATACCGGAGGAGTTGTTGCCGCAAAACTTAGAAGAGTGGCAGACAAAACTTTCAGTATTCTTGGAACATTCACGAATGCTAGGCTTTTCGGTCAACAGCTCTTTCACGCTGGCGGCAAGGCCGTCACCATCACTGAGGGAGAACTTGATGCTCTAGCAGCTTTTCAGATGAATGGTAGCCTCTACCCTGTGGTGTCAGTCAGAAACGGTGCACAGGCCGCTTTAAAGGACTGCAAGGCACAGTATGAGTGGCTTAACTCCTTCGATAGCATTGTCATCTGCTTTGATGCTGATGAGCCGGGTAAGAAGGCTTCTAAGGAAGTAGCTGAACTGTTCGGTAACAAGGCTAAGATTGTGAAGCACCTGAGTGGCTACAAAGATGCCTGTGACTATCTGATTGCTGGTGCTACCAAAGAGTTTGTGAATGAGTGGTGGAGAGCTGAGGTGTACATCCCAGATGGCATCATCAATGCTGCATCACTGTGGGAGGAAGTCATTAAACCTGAGGCTAAGGCTGAGGCTATGTATCCTTGGAAGGGCTTAAATAAGCTCCTCTATGGTATGCGTCCATCGGAGTTAATCACAGTCACAGCAGGTTCAGGCTTAGGTAAGAGTCAATTCCTGCGAGAGATATTGTTCAATATACTGAACACTACTAAGTGGAATGTTGGAGGATTATTCCTTGAAGAGTCCACTCGTAAGACAGCTAGAAGTATCATGAGCTTATACGCTAACAAGCTATTGCACTTACCTGACACACCTACCACTGAGAAGGAACTTAAAGATGCTTTCGATGCAACACTTGGCACTAATCGTGTTTATCTCTTTGACCATTTCGGTAGCAGTGACGTTGACAACATTGCCAACAGAATCCGATACATGGCTAAAGCTTGCGATTGCAGGGTTATCTTTCTTGACCATATCAGTATTGTTATATCTGGTCAAGACAATGGAGATGAGCGTAAGGCTATTGATAACATGATGACGAAGCTTCGTACACTGGTGCAGGAGCTGGAGATTACCTTGATCTGTGTCAGCCACCTTCGTAGACTGCAAGGGAACCAAGGCCACGAAGATGGTGGCAGTGTGTCATTGTCTCAGCTCAGAGGCTCAGGTGCTATTGCTCAACTGAGTGATGCTGTGATTACATTGGAGCGTAACAGCATGGCAACAGATGACAATGAGAGACATCAGACTAAAGTAGCTGTGGCTAAGAATCGTTACAATGGTTATACAGGCCCAGCTTGTGTGCTGAAGTACGACATGGATACTGGACGCATGGTGGAGATGCAGGAGGAGACATTATGAGTGCATGGTTAATCGCTGCTGTAGGTGTTGTCTATGCTGTAGTGGCTATAGACTTGATCGTCAAAGGGAATACTGGTCTGGGTATAGCCTTTGTAGGTTACGCACTGGGTAACGTGGGTCTGTACATGGAGGCTGCAAAATGACACAAGATGAAATTATTAGCAAAGCAAAACAAGATGATGAAATTGAGTTAATAGACTTTATAAAGTTGGCTATCTTGCAAGAGCGTAAGATATGTGCTGAGATTGCTGAGTGGTGTATTGAAAATCATCTTGAACACCACATACCTGAGCGTATTAGAGCAAGGGGGATGAAGCAATGACTAAAGAAGCATTGAAGTTGGCATTGGAGGCGTTGGAAGCTGACCCTGCTGAAATGGTCGAAGATGAAAATGGGCACATGGTTTTTCGAAGAATCCAAGCCATCATCACCCTGCGAGAAGCCTTAGCCAACGAAGCCCTCGACAAGATGGCAGAGAACGCCAGAGAGTTAGGGCTGGACTATGAGCCAGAGCAACCAAAGGTAAGAACAGGAAATTGTTTGCGGGTAGGCGTGTGCGCTTCAGAAGGACACAAGATTCAACCACAGCGCACATGGGTTGATGCCACTACGTGGCGGGGGCTGACAGATGAGGAGATTGAATATGCGTTTAAAACAAATTCAGTCATGGTTGACAACGGCAATGCCTATATGGTCGCAGGATTACGAGCAGTCAATATTGCCCAAGCCATTGAAGCCAAACTCAAGGAGAAGAACACATGACTAAAGGAACCATTAAAGACGTATGGGCTGTGCATGAGAAACGTAAGGAACGTATCAGGCTCAAGCAGCGTGAGTGGGTTCAACGTAATCGTGACAAGGTTAATGCTTACAAAGCAGCCACAAAAGAACGTAAGAGAGCTGTCATGTCGATGAATGTCAATAATGTAGTCAGGTCACGTTATAGGACTGACTTCAGAAATACAGTGTATCATTGCCCTGAACTAACTTATCGAGGTAAGGTAACATGATTGACGTAGACACAATAGCTGGTAGAATGTTGGACTTGGAGACTAAGTACTATGAAATGCAGGACAAGTATCAGTTACTCATTCACCACTATGAAGACCTAAAGGCAGAGTATGAAGCGTATCGTATTGGACATCGAGACAACCTTAGATCACAACACGATTTGGATGGTGGTAACTAAGGACATTGACACTGGAGAAGTGAACGTATGGAAAGCAGCAGACAGCCTCGTGGAGTATTTAAAGGACGTTACATTGATAGTAGCCCACAACGGAATAGGCTTCGATTTCTCGATACTCAACAGGCTTTGGAATACGAAGATTCGCTTGAACCAAGTGTTCGATACACTGATAGCCTCAAGACTGCTAGATCCCTCAGTAGAGAACGGTCACAGCTTAGACGCATGGGGAACGAGACTCGGGAAGAATAAGATTGACTACGCAAAGGTATGGACATGGTTAATGGACAAAAGAGAGGAATACAAAGGTGAGTGCTTCAACGTTCCTCACATGGCTCTTCTGGAGTATTATTGCATTAGGGACGTTGAGGTCACTTATGATCTTTATAAGCATCTTACTAATGAACTCACTACGAAAGACTTTTCACAAGAAAGCCTTACTCTTGAGCATAAGGTAGCAGCTATCATTGAGGAGCAGACACGTAATGGATTCAAACTCGATCAGGTCTATACCACTTGCTTACTTGCTGATATCAAAGGAAAGATGGCTGGAATCTATGAGCAGATGCAAGAGAGATGGCCTCCAACAGTCACACCAAGGTTCCACAAGACAAGTGGAAAGCCCATCAAAGACTGCATTGATACTTTCAATCCCGGAAGTAGAAAGCAAATTGGAGAGAAGCTGATGGAACTTGGATGGAAGCCTAAGGTGTTTACTGAGAAGGGTCAAGCTATTGTCGATGAGTCTGTGCTTGCTAAGGTTCCTCTACCGGAAGCTCAGTTGATTGCCACGTACCTGATGCTACAGAAACGTGTAGCTCAGATTGAAAGCTGGTTAGAGTCTGTAGGCAAGGACGGTAGAGTGCATGGTAAGGTTATAACGAATGGCGCAGTTACTGGAAGGATGACACACAGTACTCCTAATATGGCACAGATTCCTAATGCTGGGAGTATTTATGGGCCTGAGTGCAGAAAGTGTTGGACTGTGGAAGCTGGTAACGTATTGGTTGGTTGTGACGCTAGTGGCCTTGAGCTTCGTATGCTTGCACATTATATGAAAGATGAAGAGTATGTTAAAACGGTCACTGAAGGATCATCAAAGGATGGAACTGACGTTCACACGCAGAACCAAAAAGCTGCGGGTCTCCAGACAAGGGATCAAGCGAAGACATTTATATACGCATTTCTATACGGTGCAGGGCCAGCTAAGATTGGTTCCATTGTCGGTGGTAATGCTAAAGCGGGACAGAAACTTATCGATGCCTTTCTTAAGAACACACCCGCCTTACAACGTCTTAGAAATACGGTTAGCAGATATGCGGGTAAGGGCTTTGTACCGGGGCTTGATGGTCGTAAGATATGGGTGCGCTCCGAACACGCAGCTCTCAATTCGCTCCTTCAAGGGGCTGGGGCGATTGTGATGAAAAAGGCTTTAGTATTATTTCACGATAAGACTAAGGCTAACAAGTGGCCTGTAAAGCTAGTAGCTAATGTCCATGATGAAGTTCAACTTGAAGTTCCTAAGATATATGCTACAATAGTTGGTGAGGCTGCAAAGCAAAGTATCGTTGAAGCTGGACTTCATTTCAAGCTTCGTTGTCCACTAGACGGGGAGTTTAAAATTGGTAACAACTGGCGTGAAACACACTAATAAACAGATTATCTTTGACATTGTAGATGATAACTTCAAAGTCAAGATTGTAGGAGATCTGGATCTGGAACAGGTATACATAGTGCTAGGATCGGCTATGATGTACTTGGAAGATCTAGCTGAGGGTAATGTAGCTCACCCTTTCAAAGAGCTGCACTAAAGAAAGAGGATATGTAAATGGTATTTGATGTTGAACCTAATGAAGCTGCCTTCATTGTTCGAGTGATTGGACAACTACCTACTGAGTCAGGTGCATTCCCATTGCATCAGAAGCTGGTAGCTCAATTTCAAGAGCAAGAGAAGCAACAAGTAGCAACTGAACCCGTAGTAACTGATGTTACTGCTAAATAATTTAACCTAAAGGAAAATGAAATGAGTATTGATACACTGAAACCCGTTAAAGTCGCTGGTGAAATCTTCTGGAGTAACTGGATGAACACCTTTAACACCAAGTTCAATGAAGACAACAAGAAGTACGAATGTACTATTGGTAACTTGAGTGATGCAGCCTGTGAGAAGCTTAAAGAGCTGGGCATCAACATCAAGAACAAAGAGAGCATGGGTAACTTTATTGTTGCTAAGTCTACCTACCTGTTCACACCAGTGGATGAAGAAGGTAATCCTGTAGACATTGCTAAGATGGGTAATGGTACTAAGTGCCATGCAGTTATCTCTTCATACCGTCACAAGATGTCAGCTAAGTTTGGTGCAGCTCCATCAATTAAGAAGTTGATTGTTACTGAACTGAAAGTGTACTCTCCTGAAGGTTCAGCGGAAGAAGAAGAGACTGCGGACGATGTCCTCTGATAAGCCTACTGAGGCTATTGTAGATGCTGACTTTTTAGTTTATAAAGTTGGCTTCTCCAATGAGGAGGAAGAGGAACGGTGGGCACTAAATCGACTCACAGAGTGGTTTACCGACATCATCTATATGCGCTTAAAGTGTGATGACTACAGAGCATGGATTACAGGTAAGACTAACTTTAGATTCGAGGTAGCTACCACTGTTCCTTACAAGGGTAATCGCAAGGATGCTCCCAAGCCTAGACACTATGATGCTCTTCGCAAACATCTGATGAAGCTCGGTGCTAAGATGTCTGAGAACGAGGAAGCTGATGACTCTGTAGGCATAGCGTCCACTGAAGGTAACTACTGGATCGTCCACGTTGACAAGGATCTAGATCAGTTACCGGGGTGGCACTATAATCCTGTAAAGGATGAGGAGTATTATGTTACTGAGTTTGAAGGCTTGTACAGTTTCTACAAACAGATACTGACAGGTGACAGAGTTGATAACATTGAAGGTATACGAGGTATTGGCCCTGTAAAGGCTGATAAGATTCTTAAAGACTGTACAACCGAAGAGGAATTATATGCAGCTTGTATCAAAGCTTATGACGGCAATACTGACAGGGTACTGGAAAACGGATTGCTCCTATGGCTAAGAAGGAAACCAAACCAGATGTGGCAACCTCCTTCAGTCTCGCAGGCTCAGTCTGGTACGTTAACTACGTAATGCACATGGATGACATGGGTAAGTGTGACCCTGAGAAGCAAACCATTACTATCCGTATGGACATGAATAAGCAGACCACTGAGCAGACCTTCTACCATGAGTTAGTTCATGCCATTATGTTCACAATGGGTAAACTAAACCATGATGAAGAGTTTGTGGATACCTTTGGAGCTTTCCTCCATCAGTATCACAGGACTAAGGTGAACCATGAAGCCTAAGCGTAAAAAGCCACTGACAGTTAGACAAGTAGCTTTGAAGCATGGTTTCAGGTCAGGCTTAGAGGACAAGATAGCTGAAAGATTGAAAGCCTTAGAAGTTCCTTTTGAGTATGAGAAGCTAGTGATTGCATATACGCAGCCTGAGAAGAAACGTACATACACTCCTGACTTCTTACTACTTAGTAATGGTATTATCATTGAGAGCAAGGGTAGGTTTATGACTGCTGACAGACAGAAACACTTGATGGTTAAGGAACAACACCCTGAACTTGATATTAGATTTGTCTTCAGTAACTCTAAAGCTAAGCTCTCAAAGGTAAGCCAAACTACATACGGAGATTGGTGCACTAAGCATGGATTTCAGTATGCCGATAAAGATATTCCAATGTCATGGTTAAATGAAAAGAGAGGTTCTAAATATGATAAACAATCTTATTGAAGCAATGATGAAGTCTCCTGAGATTAAGAATGCTTGGGAAGATTTTACAGATGCCATCACAGTTGAGACTATGAAGAGTACTTACTTGAATACTCTCAATGGTGGGTGGAGTAGTCATCCTGAGGACATTGCCAGTTGTAAGGAAGTCAATGAAGCTCTAGCAATATGTCTCAGATACTTCATGTTTGTTAACGATGCTGAAGAGTTCTTGAAGGAGGCTAACAATGAATGTAAACCTGATTAAAGAGCATGAGAATGGTGATGCTACATATCAGTTTGACTTAACAGCTGAGGAAGCTCAATCACTACTTACCTTTGGTATCCTAGAGGCCATCAAAGCTGGTATCCGTGAAGGTGATAGACTAACAGTTGAAGGAGATGACATTGAGAATATTAGTCGTGCCGGACTGTCAGATTAAAGAAGGTGTACCTTTAGAGCACCTGACATGGGCTGGTAAAGCTATTGTCGATTACAAACCTGATGTAGTGGTCAACATAGGTGACTTTGCAGATATGCCCAGCCTTAGTAGCCACGACATCAAGGGGAGTAAGTACTTTGAAGGTCTACGCTACAAGAAGGATGTTGAAGCTGCTAAGGAGGCCATGAAGTTGTTATTGGCTCCTCTTAAGGAACTTCAAAGGTCACAGAAAGCAGGTAAGCACAAGGTGTACAAACCTCGTATGGTGATGACCTTAGGCAACCATGAGAACCGTATCGATAGGGCTGTCAATAACAACCCAACTTTAGAAGGCTTAATTTCCACAAAGGACTTAGAGTATGAAAAAGATTGGGAAGTACATGGGTTTCTTCATCCTGTGTTCATTAATGGTGTTGGCTTTAACCATTATTGGCCTGTTGGTGCAATGGGACGTCCAGCAGGTGCTGCTAGTGCTATCATTAACAAGCTTCACATGTCTTGTATTGCAGGACACCAACAAGGAAAGCAAATTGCCTATGGTAAGCGTGCTGATGGGAAGCCTATTTGTGCTATCATCGTTGGCTCTTACTATCTACACGATGAGAGTTATATGGATCAACTGAGTAACAGACACTGGAGGGGATTGCTGATGATGAATGAAGTACAGGATGGACACTTCGATGAAATGTTTTTAAGTGTTGAATACCTTGGGAGGAAATATGGACGAGCTTGATAAGAAATGTAAAACCTGCTTTTATAGTAATCTTGATAAAGGTATTCACCCATGTAACCACTGCTTTCAGTTTGATAGATGGGTTGACCGTAACATTTACATTCGACAAGAAGCAGCTAAACCATTAAGTGAAGCCATTAAAGAATGGGTTGACTCAGACCAAAGTGAATGGGCTACTGACAATATTCATAAGCCTAAGCACTACACAGAACATCCCTCAGGTATTGAATGTATCCAAGTTACAGAACACATGGGCTTTAACTTAGGTAATGCAATCAAGTATATCTGGCGATGTGACTTAAAGAAGGATGCCATTGAAGACCTAAAGAAGGCTAAGTGGTATATTGACAGAGAGATTAATCGTCGTGCTAAACATAACCTTTGAAGAACTGAAAGAGGCTCTCAAGCGTTTGGATGAGGTCACACTCGTGGAACTGCTAGGACTCCAGAGTGATGACCTTGTTGAAAGATTTGATGATTTGATTGAGAAGAAACAAGAATATTTAATAAAGGAACTAGACTAATATGCGTAAACTAATGACACCATACCAAGAATACATTGGCAAGAGCCGCTACTCTCGCTACTTGGATGATAAAGGCCGGAGAGAGCACTGGCCTGAGACTGTAGACCGTTACTTTAACTTCATGTCCAAGCACTTGCAGGACAAGCATAACTATACACTTACACAGCCTTTGCGTGATGAACTTCAGAAGGCTGTAACTCAATTAGAAGTGATGCCATCAATGCGTAGCATCATGACAGCTGGTGATGCCTTGGAGCGACAGAACGTAGCTGGCTATAACTGTTCATACCTGCCCATTGATGATCCTAAAGCCTTTGATGAGGCTATGTACATTCTCTTGTGTGGTACTGGTGTAGGCTTTAGTGTGGAGCAAAAGTATGTATCTAAGTTACCTGAGATTCCAGTTGATTTGTACAATAGTGGCACTGTCATTAATGTTAAGGACTCCAAAGAGGGATGGGCTAAAGCCTTACGACAAGTCCTTGCCTTGCTATATGCTGGAGAAGTGCCTAAGTGGGATGTTTCGGGTGTACGTCCGGCAGGAGCGAGGCTCAAGACTTTCGGTGGAAGAGCATCAGGGCCGGAGCCACTTGTTGACTTGTTCAAGTATGTGGTTGCAAAGTTCCGTGGAGCGACTGGACGGAAGCTCACCTCACTTGAAGCACATGATATTCTATGTAAAATCGGAGAGGTCGTGGTTGTTGGTGGCGTACGACGATCTGCCATGATTTCACTGTCAGACTTGAGTGATGACCGTATGGCTCACGCTAAAGCTGGTAACTGGTGGGATGGTAATGGTCAACGTGCCTTGGCTAACAACAGTGCCATCTATGAAGTCAAGCCTGACGTAGGTAAGTTCATGCGTGAGTGGTCTAGTATTTATGAATCACATTCTGGAGAGCGAGGAATCTTTAACCGTTATGCGAGTGAACTTCAAGCAGCTAAGAGTGGACGCAGGGAATTGGGTAAAGAGTGGGGTACAAACCCTTGCAGTGAGATTATCCTTAGACCTTATCAATTTTGTAATCTGTCTTCTGTTATTGTGCGGAGCGATGATTGTGTGGATACTCTACGGAATAAGGTGCGCTTGGCTACTATTCTGGGGACTTTTCAATCGACGATGACTAACTTCCCGTACCTGCGTAAGGTGTGGCAGACAAACACTGAAGATGAGCGTTTGCTTGGTGTGTCTATGACTGGTATATTGGACAATGCCTTGCTAAATGACCCTGATGATGCTTATTTACCTATGATATTAGAGGACTTTAAAGATGTTGCTATTGCTACTAACGCTGAGTTTGCTGATGCTATCGGTATTAATCGTAGTGCTGCCATCACTGCCATTAAACCTGAAGGTACTGTATCGCAGCTTACGGGTACTGCTAGTGGCATCCATCCTCAACATAGTCAGTACTTTATTCGTCGTGTTCGGTCTGATAATAAAGACCCTCTAACTGACTTCTTAAAAGCTCAGGGGTTCCCATCTGAAGCTTGTGTGATGAAGCCAGATAGCACAACTATCTTTAGCTTCCCAATGCGAGTTGAAGAGGGTGCTGTACTGCGTGAAGACTTGAATGCTATCAAGCACCTGCGCTTGTGGCTCTTGTTCCAGCGACACTACTGTGAGCATAAGCCTTCAGTGACTATTTCAGTGACTGAGACTGAGTGGCCTGAAGTTGGAGCATGGGTGTGGAATAACTTTGATGAGATTACAGGTGTGAGCTTCTTACCGATGGATGGAGGAACATACCGACAAGCTCCTTATGAGGCTATGACTGAGGAAGAGTATCATGCTATGGTTGCTGCTATGCCTCTAGGTATTGACTGGGACAAATTGGTTGAAGGCACTGACAACGTAGAAGGTGCTCAGACACTGGCTTGCACAGCTGGTGCTTGTGAGATATGATACTTGACTTTGAATTCAAGACTGGCTTAGTCTTTGGCATAGAAGCTGATGAACTCTACATCATGGATGAGAATGATAAGATGTCAGATGAAGCTAACCAAGTCATCTACTTACACATAGGCTTTATAACCTTAGCATTTATCTTAGACTAGAAACAAAGAAGCCCCAAAGGATTACTCCTAAGGGGCTTTCTTGTAATTGTAAGTTTGAAACTTATATTTGTATACTTATTATTCTTCATCCTCAAAGCTACTGAGGAATAGAGCTACTTCAGCTTTCCTTCGTTTAACTAAGCCGGGTAGCTCTCTACCGCCTCCCTTAGTCCACTGCATGAAAGCGTTAGCAGCATCCTTCCATTCACTTCTATTAATCTTCATCCGAATAGTAGACCGCTGAAAATTGCCCAATCCGGCATTGAAGGCAAAACTGACGCACGCATCGAAAGCCCCTTGATGACCAGATAGAGTAGGAGCAAGTCGTAGAACACCACGTTCAAAAAGACTGACATCATCTGCGAATAGTTTTTCGATTTCCTCTTTAGACCATACACGGTTATCCTCCTGTTTCAATGGGAACTCCTTACGAATCATCGTAGATTGTCCCTCCTTAGCTACCATTGGTAAGCGTATCTGTTCCTGATAAAGGACATGACCGTAACCAATAGTCCAGATATGAGCAGGACACAGGTAAGGTTTATTCCTGCATCCTTCATACTGGTGCATCAAATTAGCTCCAGTATTGCTTAACTTCATTTCTTAGCCCAGCTACGTGATCCGAACCAGAAGCCTATGATACCACCTAACATAGCCATTTCATCGGAACTAAAGATAATGTCTGATAAAGATATTAAGTCACCCATGTTCAACACTAAGTGAGGATTTAAATATACATAATAGGCAATCCAAGCATTGATGGCACAGAGTTCCAAGACAAAGATATAAGTCACCATTGGACGTACAGTGCCTACAAAGTTAACCACCCAACGACTAGCTTTGTCCATAATCTTCTTATCATGGTCATAAGCTGCTACAGTCATCTCAGCATCAGTCTGCATGGCAATCTGATCTGTACGTATCTCTTCCATACGTTCCTGAGCTGCAAAGCCTTGAGCCATCATCTGAAGCTGCATCTCAACTTGAATCTGCGCTAAAGCTAACTCATGCTTTTGGTCATTCTTGTTCTGGAAGAAGTCTAATAGTTTAGGTAGACCTGAGATTAATAGACCACCAAGGGTTGAGAATAAAGATAACATTAAAGTCCAATCTTAGATAGTAATAAAGAGACAATCTTGTCAGAAAGATCATCAGGGAGAAACTTAAGGAAGCCTAAGAAGTACAGAGCTACACAACCATAGACAAATATCTTGAGGCACATATCAAATGTCTTTTGGTATTCATTCATTATCGTCCACACCTTTGAGTAGTGTTACAGAAGTCCATGAGTTCATTGATACCAACAAATACTAAGAAGAGAACAAAGAAACAACCACCTATAATCATGGCTAGTTCATTCATCTCTTGTTCCTTCTGCTTAGCCTTCTTCTCAGCCCTCTCTAAAGACCTGAGTTCTCTGGCATCATCAATGTCCATCTGGTCTTGACGGGCTTTAATCTTATTCCAGACATCAACCTTACCAGTAGTCATGAAGAGCATCTTAAGTTCTTCTTCAAAGGCTCTGGCTTGCTCCAAAGCCATTTCAATCTGTAAGGCAGTTCCCATGTTGGAACCCTTACTCTTCTTAGTCTCAATCAGTGCTTTAGTAGCAGTTGCTTTAGCATCGAACATCTTACCTATCATAGGGGCAAGAGAACCTAGGTCATTGGCTACTTTACTAGCCTTCTTGACCATGCTGATTGCATTCTGTATACCTGCTAGAGCTGTTAGAGGATCAACGATCATTCTTGTATGCTTTCTTCCATTCTAGACACACGACAATACGAGTCTTATAGTCAGCAGCCCACTTCCATGTCCACTTAACACACCTATCTGCGTTAGGGTCGAAGCCAGCTGTCGCTATAAAACTCGTAAAGATGATGAGAAGGGCTAGAGTTAGCCTCTTCATAGTAGTTACTTAGTAGGGATTGAAGACCAGTCTACACCCATTGACTGACCAAACATTCCTGTATCGCCTGACTCATTAGAAGGGCCAAAGAAGTTAGCCAGAGGCTCTACAACCAGTTTAGTAAATGCTGTAGGACTTCCAAGTTTATCTTTAGCTTGAGCTAAGTAAGTTAAAGCTTTAGCACCTTTAGGATCAGCCATGATCTTAGCCAGCTTACGTTGACTAAAAATAAGACCACCACCCGCTATTGTTGCTTCAACAAAGTTATCTTTAATTTTCTGTTGTTGCTCAGGGCTTAACAGAAAAGCATAGCCAGTACCAACAGCCAACACAGGAGCACCAATATTAGCTACGGCAGCACCTGTACGCATGTTCATTCCGGGTTGTCTTTCAACAGATACCAGACCTTTCTTAGCAGCTTCATTCATAGCCAATATAGCGTTATACTGAGGTGTACCACCAAACAAAGCTTTAAAGGTATTCTGAGTTGCTTTATTCTGTGCTACCTCATCAGCAAACTTAAGCATATTCTCAGGTGTGTGAGTCATCGCCTCTAAATAACCATACCTAAGAGAATCTAGTACTTCCTTAGAAGACTTCTTAGACAACGTACCAGCTGCAGCTACAGACTTATAAAGCTGAGAGATAGGTGTTTCTTTACCTGAAGCAAATAAGAAACCTCCCACATCTTCAGGGTATTTAGACATAGCTTCTTGAATAGCATCTGTCTGTAAACCTTGGATACCTTCACGATATGTCTTAGTTACTCTTTCATATTCAGCTAGTGTTTCAGGCTTTAAAGTAAAAGCCTTCCTAGCTGCAAAGTCCATAGCATTATCAAACTTACTAATTAATTCTGAAATTGTACTAGAAGCCCTAGAGTCTTTCTCAGAACCTAAAGCATTGGAATACTTATCACGATTCTCAGCAAGCCAACGTGAACGAAGCTGGTGAATTAGATTAACATCTATCTGAGGAGGAAGTGTATCAATTTCCTTCAAGATACTTTTCTGACCTGCTGTTAACTTTGCCGGATCTGATAGTTCCTTCTGTGCCCACTGCCTAACATTAAACATTGATACACGTGAGTCAGTATCTTTAAAAATATCTTTATAAAGAGGGTCTACAGCTTTACTGAGACTTGTTTCACCTTCTTTAATAAAGTTCTGTAATACTTCACCTGAAGCCTTTTGAGCTGAGGAGCCACTACGTAATGCTTGCTCAAACTCAGGTGTTTTAGTAAGATTAGTTAATACATCTTTCTGCCCTCTTTGAAGAGCCTCTGAAATCTCTTTTTGTTTGTTCTTAAAAATGTCAGCAGTTGCAGGTGTAGCCACAAAACCTTCTAAAGACGCATCAATATTACTACCTGTACGAGCAGCTAGTGGTAAGGAAGAACCATACTTAGTAAGGAAATCCTGAGCTGCTTGATTAGCATCTGGAATGTCTTTCTTAGTAAAGCCTAACTTATCAGCTCCAAACCTCATTGTCTTGGCAGCTCCTTTGAGCACCAAGTTACCAGCAGCATCCCAAACAGCCTCTTCAAAGCCAGCCTGAGCTAGGCGATTACCTGACATAGGTTCACCACGTACAAACTGTTCAACAGCTTCTCCCATAGCTCCACCAGCACCAGCACCTAAAGTTCCTAAGCCAGCAGCAGCTAGAGGCCCAGCAGGAGCACCTGCAATAAGTCCACCTATTCCTCCGATTAAACCACCAATCTCTTGACCACCTAAGATACCACGAGGACGGTACTCAGGACTAAGTACAGACCTAGCTGTTAATTCATCTGACTTGGCAGCAGTTTGAGCTGCTTGACGTTCTGCAAGAAACTTGTTAGCTGCTTGCATTTGTTCGCCTTCAACAGGCACAGTGCTCCAATCCATATTATTTAACCTCTAGTTCTTTTTGCAGTTTCTGAGCTTCTTCAACTTCTGCTTTAGTCATTGGTTGTTTTGTCTTTAAAGCTTCTTTAGCCTTGGTTTCAAGATCACGATAACGCTTCAATTTAGTAAAGTTCTGACCTGTTAACAGATTCAAGTCTTTAGAGTAACGCTCAGTCTCTGGTAACTTAGCCAGTTGTTCATAACTCTTAGTACCAGCTTCAATCTCAGTTTGTAGATCATTCAAGATACGTGCAATAGTCTTGATTTGTTGTGGGCTACTAAACTTACTCTTAACCAACTGATCCATCTCTTTAACAGCCAATGAACCGGGAAAGTTACGAGCAATAGTCTGTAGAACCTGTGAAGAAACACTGTTCATGTATTCTGTATTAGACAATTTATTCTCATCAACAGGCACACCAAATGCTGATAATGCTTTACCAAACTGTAGTGCAGTCTCTGAGAAAGTACCTGTAAATGTTGCTGGCAGGTTATTCCTAACTTCTTTAAGCTTTTCAACCATTGGAACTTGCACCTTATAAGCATCTCCAGCAGTTTTCCATGTATTAGCTTTATCTTTAATATCTTCTTTAGTACCAATCTCTTTGATAATAGCTGCAACATCTATAGGCTTATTAACTGCAGCACCAGCTCTAGCAACAGCTGTCTTATTAGCAACTACGCCCTCTTCCATCTTCTTAACTTGATCTGGTGTGTAATCACTTAAATAAGGCTTAGCTGTGTATCCTAGCTTCTGTGCTTGTACAGCATAATCAGAAGGTACTGGTACTTTCTTGGTTTCAATGTACTTGGCAAAAGCTGTATCATTAGAAGCAATACCCATAGCCTCAGACGCACCTAAACCAGCCTCTGTCAACATTTGAACACGAGCACCCTTAGCTGCTTGTTTATCAGATATTTCTTGAGTTTCAAAACCAGCCTTAGCTGTTTGAGCACCCTTTAATGTAATCTCAGCTTCTTCTTTACGTGATTTCTGAGCTGCTTCATCCATAGCCATAGCACGTTGAGTTAACTGGAAAGCTGACTCAGGATCTGTAGGCTGTAAAGCTGCAGCCATGTCACGAAGACCTTTAGCTGTATTGGTATTGTACTGACTTGCAAGTTGACGAAGCATTGTAGCTTTCTTGATAGTGGGGTCTTGAATGTCCACACCAAAAGCACTTGCTAAGCCTTGTCCTAAGTTAGCACCCCCCTTGTAACCCATAGAACTAAGTTGCTGGTTCTGAGTTAACTCAGCAAACTTTGCAGCTCTCTGTTCTAGCATTTGACGCTGCATTTCCTCAGGAGAAGCCATGCCTCCAAACAAACCTTGAATTGATTGTGTAGCCATGTTATTCCTTAGAAATCAAGCCAAGAGCCTGTAGGTGATGTAGTAGCATAATTTACAGCTTGGTTAAACTGCTGAGATGCGTTAGGTGTTGCAGACAACCCTCTAATCAGCTGACTGATAGGATCTGTTAAGCCAGCTACAGTACCTTGCAAGGCTGCTCGTTGAGCTTGGTTAGCAGTTGACTGACCTGCTGCATACTGATTTGCTGCTGCTTGAGCTTGTGATGCACCTAATGAACCTAATGAAGCACCTTGAGTCAAAGCATTCAAGCCTTGGTTCTCTAAGTTAATAGCTTGTTGAGCATACTGAGTGTAAGGAGCAAGAGCTTGACTTTGTAAGCCAAAGCCTTGACCTGCCAAGTTTATACCGCCAGTCATCAATCCCTGACCGAATGTAGCTTGTTGTTGTCCAGCCATCTGAGCCTGTGCAGCCAACTGTGCATCCTGCTGAGCTTGAGCATTGTAGTATGCAGCCATCTGAGGATTAGTAGCCTGTAAGCCGGGAGCACCTGCACTGTAGCCTGCCATAGTTCCACCAGTGGCTAGACCTAAACGACCTTGCTGTTGCTGTTGGTTAGTCAGGTTAGCCAATGCTTGTTCACGACCCGGAGCTAACAGTTGTTGCTGTTGAGTTATGTACTGCTGAGCTTGTGCTTGAGGTGTCTGAGCTATATAGCCAGCACCTAAGTTAAATAGACCTGCAGCTTGAGCATTTACATTAGGCTGGTATGCTTGAATCTCTTGAGCTTGACCTAAGCCAGTACCAGCTAAGCCCATCAAGCCTTCACGAGCTGCAGCTACATCTGGAGCTACTTGGTAGCCAGCACCCGTGAGTTGTCCTGAAGTAGGGTCATACTGAAAGCCTGACTTACCGAACCTAGTGGTGATACCTACAGGACGGAACTGTGCCATCTGAGCAGCTGTTTGAGCTGACTGAGTAGCATCAGCAGCAGCTTGGTTAGCTGCGTAGTTAGTGCCTATAGCACCTACGGCACTGGAACCTATAGTCCCAAGTAAATTTGTCCAATCAATAGCCATATTAGTATGTGCCTCCATCCACGGTTGCTGTAAATGTTCCTGAAACTGTTACGTTAACAGCTGTAATAGTTCCAGTGAATGTTGGGTTAGCTTTGTCAGCTTTAGAGTTAACAGCTGATTGAATAGCTGAAAACTCAGTATCAATCTCAGTACCTTTTACAAGCTTACTGGGGTTTCCTGTAGACAATGAGTCTTTGATTGCAAAATCTGTACTCTTGGTGTAATTACTCACATTAATCTCCTAGTTATCTTATACGTCCAGCTTTGACATAGCAGTCAAGCTTTTGTAATGAAATCTCAAAACCATTAACATCTAATTCCATGCCAATCTGTAAGACATTACCTGAACCACTTGCTTGAATCTGTTGATTATCAAACACAATACCAGCTGTGTATTCACCGATGTTATACTCAGCAATACCATACTCAGCTATTGATGTACTACCTAATGCAATGGTTCTAGACTGATATGCAGCACTGAAATCAAACCCATACTTAATAAACACTGTAGCTGAGTTACCACCAATGAATGTTAAGTTAATCTTCTTTAACATCTTCAAAGATGTAGGGCTACCAAAGTCAAAGTAGTTAGTATAGTATTGTACTCTATAAGTCTCAGCACTGTCAAGGTTTGTATTATATTTTGCAATAAAACCATCTTGTCCTAACAATAAATCTTTATTGCGAGTGTAGAAGAAAGCTCTAGGAGTAATGTTATTCCACGTTGTAGTCTTAGCTGCACCATTCTGAAGCTGTCCTCGCATATCAAAGCAATAGACAGTATTGACTGTAGGTAGAGACAATAAGTAGAAGGCATCCTTATCTGAATATACAGCCTTGATATTAACTGCAGTCTCAGAATTTAAATCCTCTACCAAAGCATCCTTAACATTCAAGCTTAACTCCCTCATTGGAGCTGACTTCTCTTGAATGGTACGCATCAATGAACGTACACCCGTGTCTGTTAGGAAGACAATATCACTACCAGTCTTAACTACTGAGTCTCTAGCAAAGCATCCAATACCTGTAATAGAATCAGATAGTGTAAGGTTATTAGGGTCTGTAGCGTTAGAATATATCAATATCTGTCTACGACCAAAGATAATTAAGAAGCCATTATGTGCAGCCAGTGCTGTAATCTCATCAGCTCCTGCAGGCCACACCTGAGATACATCTAATGTACCAGCTGTACCTGTACTTAATACATGACCTGCTAAGAGGTCTGAGAACTGTACAATACTCTTATTGGTACT